GCGGCGAAAGCGGGATGAGACGCGGGACGCACCGGCGTCTATCGGGCTCGAACTCGCGAATCGCGAGCAAGAAGTCGCGTGGTTTTTGTCGAGGGGGTATTGGGGACGCGAAAAGAGGAGGTCGGGGTTTTTTACAATCGGAGCAAGGGGGAGGATTGGGGTTGGCAGAGATGCCGAGTGGAGATCGAGTATTTGCCGACGCCGGCGGAGATACGCGAGGCGACGAAACGTATCCGCAAAACGCATGAGTCGCGGCGAGCGGATTCGGGGTTGCGGGCTAATTCTGAGTGGGTAGAATAATTTTCGACGTATCGATCCTACGGTCCTCGCGCCGCGGGTAATCGAATTGGTGGAAAATCGTCGATAAAAGCCTTGACGTCTCTGTAAGATATTAGGAGAGTTCTATGGACCAACGAAAGGACCTACTCAAGACGTTCTTGTGCCAGGAGGCGTCGGCGATCAAACGGCTGGGGACGAAAAACCTCAACTTCTTCCAGTGGTTATCGATCATCCGCAAACTGATGGTCGTGATGGCCTTGCCCGACTGGACCAGCTCCAGCGAGGTGCGAGCCTGGGCGATCAACGTGGTCCACGCGCTCAAGACCATCGCGGCGTTGACCGAGACCAAACTCGACGACGACGCGGTTATCTGGCTGGCGAATATCGTCGACGATACCGAGGTCTGGAGCCAGCTCTACGAGCTGTTCCGATCAGTGATTCTCGGGGGCGCGGTGCCGGATGCGGCGGCGGTTCGCGGCGTGGCCGAAGACGCGGAGATCGACCCGTTTCTGTTGATCCAAATTCTGGCCCTGGTCCTTGAGGCCTGGAAGTGGTGGAGGAGCCGATGAGCCGCTTCGCCTGCTATTGCGGGGTGATCCTCCTGTTGTGCTTCGCGCCGTCGGCCTGGGCGGAGCAAAGCGAACAGCCCCCGATCCCCGACTACCGGATCGTAGCCCCGGACGAGACGGACGCGGGAGAGATCGTCATTCTGGACTTGGTCGCTCCGGAGGGGGCGAGTATTGACTGGCGGATCGCACCTCCGGAGGCCGTGGCGAAGTGGTACGTGGACACGGACCGAAGGACCGTCGTCTTCGCCACACGGGCCCGAGGGGAGTACGTGTTCGCCGCTGCGGTAGCCGTGGAGGGTGAAGCCACCTGCCTGATTCATACTCTGCGAAATGGAATCGGACCAGAACCGGAGCCGGGACCGGACCCAGAACCGGAACCCGATCCGGATCCGGAGCCGGACCCACAACCGGAGCCGGGGAAAAGATTCATTCTGGTCGTCCTGGAAAGCGGGACCCAGACACCGCAACAGGCGGCCGTGTTGATGGGACTACGGACGTACCTCCTGGAAAAAGGCCACGAATTCAGGTTCGTCGATCCGGACCTGAAGGACCGTAGAGGCCAGACCCCGGATTGGTTCAGGCCCTACGTCGCGGACATTCAGGAGGTTACCGGGGTTGAACAGATATGCAATGCATCGGGTTGCACGATCAACCTGACAAAGCCGGTCATGGTGATTGGCGTTCTCAATCCCGATAGGACCGTTCCCAGACGTTGGGCGATTGAACTGCCTGGAACCCCCGCAGAGGCCGTCCAGGCGGTCAAGGAGCGTGGTGGATGAGTATTTGGAGTAGACTGACCAAACCGCTGCGCAACGAGCCCCAGCCGCCGGAGAAGCGATTTCGACAGTATCTCCGTCATGGGGACTGGACCGACCGGGAGCGGGACGAATACCGCCAGGAATGGCAGAGCGAACGACCACCGGGATGCCGGTACCGGGTTTCCCGACCTGGGGAATGGTGCCCGCTGGCGAGTGAGCGGATCAAGACCATTCCGAAAAGAGACTGGCCGGATTTGCTGACGGAGCAGAACCGAGTCAATTTGAGACAGGCTGTTCCGGTGATTCTGAACCAGGGTCGAGTCGGGTGCCATGACGACCAGACGGAAGTTCTGACGGAACTGGGCTGGCAGCCGTGGTCCGAATACGACCGAAAAACCTCCTTGGGAACGATCAACCCAGAAACGCACGCTCTGGAGTTTCAGACGCCGTCCGCATTTCATGCCTATGAATACGACGGAATGCTCTACGGGACGGATCGTCGGTCTCTGGACTTTGCCGTTACTCCAGAGCATCGCATGTATGTGCGACGATGGAATGAACGGAATCGGACACTAAACGCGAACTACGATATTCGCACGGCGGAAGAGTTGGGGTGGTATTCCGGAATTCTCGCATCCCCGTCTGGGTTTTGCGGAGTCAATTTAGATGCCATATCTATTGGAAATGCCAAATATCGCGGAGATGACTTCATCGCGATGGTCTCACTCGTGATTTCCGACGGGTGGGTCGGCGGAGCGGAAAGCACGTGGAATCGCGTGAGTTTCTGCTGTTTCCGCGAGGATCGCTACGAGATGGTTGCGGAACTCGCCCACAGGTTGGGATTCCGCGAGCAGTCCAATCGTCGTGGAGTTTGGGAACAAAAAAATCCCGAACTGGCGAATTGGTTCCGGTCGAACATATTCACCGGAGAAGATTACCATTCTCCCAATAAACGCATTCCACAATTGATTAAGTGCGTTGGGACACGGCAGGCTGACCTGTTCCTGATGTGGTACGGGGATCAGCATATCTACCATAATAGCGGCCGCAGAGCGTTTTACACCTCCAGCCTTCGACTCGCCGATGACCTGCAAGAGATGCTAATGCATATCGGCAAACGCGGCGGAATATGCGAGCATAAACCACGAGGGGCTCAATTCCGGGATGGTCGGTACATTGATGTCGAAAACGTCAAGACGTCCTATACGGTCTCGGAGTGGAAGGCGTCGAAACTCTCGATTGAGAGAAAGACGGTAGACACTTGCCATTACAAAGGAATGGTTTATTGCGCGACGGTACCGAACTCCCTGCTCGTGACACGGCGGAACAAGCAGGTGCTGATTTCCGGTAACTCCTGTGCCGCCGAAGCGAGTACCGGGTCATTGATGACCACCCGCAATTTCCGAGGGCAAGAGCACGTCCCCCTGAACCCGTGGTTCGTCTACCGGGTGACAAGTGGCGGGCGTGACAGTGGCAGTAACATCGACTCGAACCTGCGATTCATCCGTGAGTACGGCTGCGCCCCGGAGTCGCTGCACCCCAGGTCATTGGGTTGGAGCGCGAGACCTTCCGAGGAAGCCAAGGAGGCTGCGCTGCGGTTTCGCATCGACGAATTCTTCGATATTTCGACAATCGAAGAACTCGGGTCGGCTCTGCTCCAGGGTTTCACCGTGGTCTACGGCCGGGCCATGCACGCGATTTACGCGGTTAATCTTCGGTCAATGACGGAGATCGAGTACGCGAACTCCTGGGCCCCGACGTGGGGTGACCAGGGTTTTGGTCGGGACTCGCTCTCGCGAGTCAATTTCGGGTACGGAGCCTGGGCGACACGAACCACGTACCAGGACGATGCCCCGACGGTCAAGCGCGCTTCTGAGTTACCCCCGATGTTTTCATTGATTTAGTGCGAAAATACTTCAACGTTTGTTTTGTCGTTGGTTACTTAATAATACAGTGGCTTCGTGCATGGATGCAAAGATGCTTTTGTTGGATCGACTTGCGGCGGTAATTGGAGTAAGCGCCGCGGCGAAAGTTGTTGCCGAAATCGTCCCCAGCCCGATTAGTGGATACGCGAACCTTGGCGCGACCGTAGCGTTGTCGGTAATCGTGATATTCCTAATCACCAAAGGACTGCCGTCATTATTGTTGTCCCAGAAACAAGAACGAGACGCGCTATTGGCGCGACTCGATAAGCGGGATGAGGATCGACGGATGGATAACGAAGAATTACGACAAACACTCGAAAAGATGCTAGCACATTGCATGAGTGCCCCATGGGGGAGGGGGGGTGTGAATTCTGAGGGATGAGGTCCCGGGACCGTGGGTCCTAGGGCGGCCGTTTTTTTGGCGAAATTACGGGGGGGGTTGTGAGACTGATTGCGGTGACGGATGTTTCGGAGACTACGGCGGTGTCGGGGATGCGGGAAGCTGCATCGTCAACCCACGGGATGGTGTTCGCCGGAGTGCGACAGAGCGACGAGCCCACCGAAACGGGCGAAGAGTACCGAGGCCAAAAAACGGCTGGGGTACGGCTCACGGTGGGACGCCCTGTCGCGGAGCTTCTTGGCGAGGCATCCGGTCTGTCAGGGGTGCTGGCGGTCCGCGGCGGTCCATGTCCACCACGTGCGGACGCGGTCGGAGGCGCCGGAGCTGATGTTCGTCGAGACGAACCTGCGGGCGCTGTGCGAGGACTGTCATCACCGGGAGCATGAAGAGAAACGATGAGTTTAGTAGGGAGGCCGCCCAAGACGGCCGCGGAGCACCAGCGAGACGGAACCTTTCGGAAGGACCGGCACCACGTGCCGCCGCTCAATGGCACGCCAAAGAAGCCGCGCGGCCTGGATAAGGAAGCGGCCTGGATGTGGGACCTCACGGTCAAGGGTTCCCCACCCGAGATGCTGGGGAACGTAGATTCCGCGTACCTGGAAGGTATGTGCCGCTGGTGGAGCGTCTGGCGCAGCTACGAACAGGCGATCCTCGATGCCGGCCGGAGCGAGGCGAGCGAGTCGAGTATGGACCAGTACAAGCTGATCACGCTGGCGCACATGGCATGGAACAACTGGGCCAAGGCGGCCGCCAAGTTTGGGTTGACGCCGGTCGACCGGCAGCGGCTGCGGATCGCGGCGGAGACGGGGAAGCGGAATCCAATCGACGAACTCAGGGAACGGCGGAACCGGCAATGCGGTGTCTAGACAGCAGGATCGACGGCAGTGGACGGAGGACCCCGAGGCGCGGTTCGCGGCGCATCGCGAGCAAATCGAGGACTACATCCGCGGCGTACTCGCGGGTGAGATCGTCGCCAGCCGGGCGGTCCGCCTGGCGGTCGAACGGCACGCGAGGGACCTGGCGGAGCCCGCGGAGTGGGTCTTCGACGAGGACCTGGCCCTCTATGCGGTGGACTTTTTCCCCTCCTGTCTCGTCCACGTCGAGACGGAGTGGGCGGGGGAGCGGTTTTGGTTGGAGGATTGGCAGGCGTTTATCGTCTGGAACCTGATCGGCTGGAGGAAAGCCGATGGAACACGGAAGTACAAGAAAGCCTTGATCCAAGTGGCGCGAAAGAACGGAAAATCGACCCTCTGCGCGGGATTGGCGCTATTGGTGCTGTTCTTCGACGCGCCGCTGGAGTATGGGGCCCAGTGCTACTGCGCGGCGACGAAAGAAGATCAGGCTGGGATCGTGTTTTCCATCGCCCGGCGGATGGTGGAATCCTCCCCGCTGGCGGACCTGGCCGACGTCAAGCGCAAGAACATCGCCGATCCGTCGACCGGCTCGTTCCTCCGGGCGATCGGCAGCGATTCCCGGTCTACCGACGGGCTCAACCCGCAACTGGTGATCCGCGACGAAATCCACGAATGGCAGTTGCGGCATATCGCCTTCGCCGAAAAATTGGCGACCGGCGGAGGCCGACGCCGGCAGCCTCTGGAGATTTCCGTTACGACCGCCGGGACGGAAGACTCGGCGATGTGGGTCCGAGATATGACCTATGCCCGCCGGGTCCTCGACGCGGCGGTCGCGGGGGCCGAGATCGATTCGGCGATGTTCGTCTTCTTGTGCGAGATCGACCCCGAGGACGACCCGTTCGACGAGACCGTGTGGGCCAAGGCGAATCCCTCGCTCAACCATCCGGCGACCTCACGGACGATCCTGCGGACGCTCCGCGACGAGGCCCGCCGGGCCCGAAACGAGCCGAGCTACCTGTCGAGCTTCCTCCGCTACTACATGAACCGGATCACCGCCAGCACCGAACGGATCGTGCCGATGGAGGCCTGGCGGGAGTGCGATGCGAGCCCGATCGACTTGGAAGGGGCCGCCGGGATCGGCGCGACCTGTTTCGGAGGGATCGACCTGGCGAGGTCGGACGATTTCGCCGCGATCGCCCTGGTCTGGCCGGAACTAAACGCCGACGGGGATCTGCTCTACGCCCTCCATTCCCTCTCGATCACGGTCGAGCGGCGACTCGGGGCGCTCCATGATCCGTTGATCGAAGGATGGATCCGCGAGGGGCGGTTATGGGTGCAGCCGGGAGAGACATTGTCCTACCCGGCCATCCAGGACCGCATCCAGGAGTGGCACGAGAAATTCGCCCCGCGGAATTGGGCCTACGACCCCATGTTCGCGACGCAGATGGCCCAGCAACTCGAAGAGGATCGGGCCGTGCCGGTATACAAGTTTTACCAGACACCCCGCGGCTACAATGAGCCGATTCGGCGGTTCCGGACCGCGGTTGCCGAGGGACGGATCCGCCACGGCGGCGATCCGGTGTTGGCCTGGCAAGTCGGCAACCTGGCCGTCAAGCGGACGAGCCAGGATTTATGGATGCCGGACAAGCGAGGGAAAGGGAAGATCGACGCCGCCGTCGCCACGATCATGGCCTTCGCCGGGTGTCTGTTCGGCGACAAGGAGCCGGAAGAGCCGCAACTGTACTTTTAACATGAAAACGCACGGAACATGAGCTGGTTGGCCTCGCTGTTTTTGCGACCGTATCGTGCCCTGACCGGAATCGCCGTCTCGGTGGTCTCCGGCGTGGACGATTCGGACCGCCTCCGCGTCGGTCCGCTGAATCACGACTGCGTCTACCGCGCGGTCAACCTGATCAGCGCGAAGATCGCGACGATCCCGCTGCGGGTCCACCAGCGGTTGGACCGGGGGAAACGCCGCGCGGTGGAGCATCCGGCCTATTCGCTCTTGCGCCGCACCGCGCATCCCCAGCTCTACCTGAGTGCCTCGCAACTATTACGGACGCTCGTTGGCCATGCGCTGCTCCGTGGAAATGGCTACTGCTGGATCGACCGCGATCCCGAGACGTTTTGGCCGCTGGGGCTGCACCCGATGGACCCGGGCGTCGTCGCTCCGGTGCTGGTCGATGGGCGGCTCTGGTACAAGGTGGGGGAGGAGATCGTCGACCCGTCGCGCGTTTTGCATGTCCGCGGGCTGGGGTTCGATGGGATGCAGGGCTATAGCGTCGTCTCCGTCGCGGCCGACTCGTTCGCCCGCGCGAACGTGATCAATACCTACGCGCACAAATTTTTCGAGAACGCCGCTATTCCCCCGATCATTATCAAGACGACGGCCGAGATGAAGAAGGAGTCGCGTGAGCGGTTCCTCCAACAGTGGAGCGAATACCACGCCGGAAACCAGAACTTCCACAAGCCGGCGATCCTCACCGGGTCCGCCGATATTGAAGTGCTCGACGTCAACGCGCGGGACTCACAACTGCTCGAAAGCCGGGCATTCTCGCGGAAGGAAATCGCGAACTGGTTCAACCTCCCGGCGCACAAACTGGGTGACGACAAAAACACCTCCTACGCCAGCCTTGAGCAGGAGAACCGGGCGATGCTCGACGACTGTCTCAACCCGTGGCTCGTGGAGATCGAGAACGAATGTTTTCAGAAGTTGCTGACGGAAGAGCAGAAACAAAACGAATCGCACGGCGTGGAATTCGACCGGGACGCCTTCCTTCAGGCGGACGTCAAGACGACGCACGAGGTCCTCGCGGCGGACATCCAGAACGGCATCCTCTCGCGCAACGAGGCACGCGCGGTCCTCAACCTCAATGCCTACGCCGGAGGCGACGAGTTCTTGGTGCCGATGAACATGGTGGAGGCGCAAACCGAGCCGGTGGCGCGGAGCACTTGTCGACCGCGACCACCGGAAAAGACCCGCGACGACGCGCGGATCGCCGAACTCCGCGGGCTCTTCGCCAGACGCCTGGTGAAGCGGCTCAACCACGAACGGACGAAACCGGCGCCCCGCTACGTCCCGATCCGCGACGCCTTCCATGAGGAATTGGGAGTGTTGATGAATTCTCGCCAAGCGGCCTATGAGCGTCTGGCGGCGTTCATCCTGGATTACGAGGCGCTCGCGGACGAGGACGCGGCCGCCCTCGCCGCCGATGCCACGCTCGGGGACTATTTCGACACCGAAAGGAAAAACCATGCAGCATAAAGTGACCCTGTTTCACCCGGCCCCGCTGACGATCAAACGGAACGCGGAGACCGGAGTGGCGACGATCGGCGGCTATGGGGCCGTGTTCTACGCCGCCGGCGATCCGGGAACCGAATACCAGGCGAGCGAGCGGATCGTGGAGCGGATCGCCCGTGGGGCGTTCGATGGGATCGAGCGGGACGACGTCGTTTGCTGCTTCAACCACCAGGACGATTACGTCCTGGGCCGCACCGCCAACGCGACGCTGCGGCTCTCGGTGGACGAGGTGGGCCTGGCCTACGAGTGCGACCTGCCCCCGACGCGATTCGCCCAGGACCTGGCGCTGCAGATCGAGCGGGGGGACATCCCGGGCTCCTCCTTCCAGGCGATTGTCGCCTTGGACGCGAGCGGAATTCGCTACTCCAAGGAAGGGGACAAAACGGTCCGTACGATCGTCCAGTGCAAGACGGTGGTCGACCTAGGGCCGGTGACGTCGCCAGCCTTCGCCGCCGCCGGCGTCCGCGTGCTGCGGGACCGGGAGAGCGCGGCCGCCGCGGAGGCGCATTACGAGACCTTCCGCCGCGAGCTGGAGGCGGGACGAAACGAGGTGGACGAGACCATCCTCGCCGCCGAGCGACTCCTCGTCCGGGTCAAGGAGAGCGAGAGCAAGAGCGAGAGCAAGAGCGAGAGCAAGAGCGAGAGCAAGAGCGACTAAAAGAGACAATCGCGCGGCCGCCAAGTTCGGCCACCCTTTGCACCGACGACCGTGGATCGCGTTCTAAGACGCCGCCGCGGCCGTCAGACGTGAGTGATTCGAAAAAGTATATATAGGAACGAGGACGATCATGGAAGCGACCTTCAGCTATAAGCAGGCGCTGGAGAAGTACAACCAGGCCGTGGGCGAGATGAAGCGGATCCAAGCCGACCATCCGGACGGTAAGGAGACGTTTTCCGCCGAGACCACGGAGAAGTGGTCCCGGGCGGTCGCGGACCTGGCCGCCTCGCGCGGCGCCATCGAGTTGGAACTCGAAATCCGCGAGGCGGCCCAGCGGAGCGAGGCCTTTTCCCGCGCGTCGTTGCCGGGCGGTTCCGACGGGAAAAATTTGGGTGTGCCAGAACCGCGAACCATTCGCGTGGCCGCCTCCATCCCCGAGCCGCGGCCCGGTGACGGGGTCGCGGCCTGGCTCCGCTACAAATGCGGCCGCGAACTGGACGGGGACGTCGAACTCATGCGGGCGCGGGGGATCACCCCTCGGTCGAACGAAATCGTCATCGCCCGCGATCTGGAGACCGGGACGGGCTCCGAGGGAGGCTACACGGTCCACGCCGGGCTCGTCGGCCGGCTCGTCCAGGCCCGGGATCGCTACGGCATCCTCCGGAGCCTGGGGACGGTGATGAAGCGGGGTTCCGGGGAACCGTTCAAAATTCCCACGAACAACGACACTGCGAACTACGCCTCGGTCGTCGCGGAAGAAGGCGATTCCACCGGCGGCACCGACCCGGTCTTCGCCGAGGCGGACCTCACGCCCTACAAATTGGACTCGAAAATCCTCAAAATCAGCGAAGAGCTGATGGAAGACGCCCAGTTCAACATGGAGGAGTACATCGGGGAAATCCTCGGTGCGCGACTCTGGCGAGGGCAGGAGTATTACGCCTGCCAAGGGACCGGATCGAGCCAGCCGGGCGGGATCGCCTCGGGCGCGACGTCGGCCTTGA